CAGCAAGAGAACAGATAGGGACTAAAGTCCATTCAATCGCTGGAGGGTTATGTTACAGGAATTTAGGTCAAGAGCAAAGCTCCCACCTGTTCCCTCACAGAACATCACCAGCTTGACGGTCGTTGAACCGTCCGAGTGAACATAGGCTGAGCCGGCAGAGGTGGACCGTTCTGCGGTCCCACCCGTCTGGCAGTTGGGAAAATAGGAGTTCATCTGGGGAGAGGAGATGGAACCATCCACGTAGAACTGAACCGCAAGCGGTCGAATGTTCGCCGTAGTGATGGAATCTGCTCCAATATCCCAGTCAACCCTCCAATTTCCCGTCTTTAGAAGAGTGAAGACACCTGAAGAGAGACTGACCTGATCATCCGCATTAACGACTGCCGTATTGAAATCAACATCGGCAGTCGCGGTAATCGACTGGTCAGCACTCCGGACATAGTACGAGAGACCGGACCCGGAACCATCGGATGGAGCAGTAGAGTCGGGTTGCTTATCTAGCAGCTCGACCTCATACTCTATCTCGAGGTAACCGTGGTCCGAAGTATCCGCACATCCTTCCATCCCGATTGACACACGACCGAGGTCGTAGGTCTTAAGATCAGGACCGAAGATGTCCGTAGAGCGAGTGTACCGGAGGATAGCATCCACCGGAATTCTCAATTCTAGGATCCTCCAGACTGCCCCGTCCTCATAAACAGTGGACTGGGACTGCTGGATTGCCGTTGTTGGCAACGGATCCAAGGTGTCAACGTCATAGCTCATTAGAACATTCCCTGCCGAGCTGGTACCTTTAAGATTCTTGTACCGAATTACAACGGTGCGAAATCGATAACGATCGTACTTAGTTGCGATCTGGGACAGCCAGGGAAAGGCCTTAACTAGAGCCGGGTTCAACGCAAAGTCGAACACGATGGAGAAGAGGACACTGCCCACAATCGTGGCAATCCTCTCACACTCCTTAATAATGACAACTCTCCTACCAGACTGGCGAGAACTACGGTTCATCGCCACCGGAGCCTTAACAACCGGACCTCTACGAGGACCAGGTTGTCCCTTCTTCACTTGAACTTTCTTCTTATTTCCGAGCATTGGGTATTGTATGGGATACGGCGCTCCTCAGCGCCGGACTATTCATCCAACCTACATCTCCCTAATCAGAGATGGATTCCGTGTAGTCTCTTGGCATTCCGAGCTCGCCTTCCACGCGAAGGTAGCAGTTCAGAATCCGCCGGGATGGCGTACCCTGAAAGGCTAACACTTGCCCTTCATTTCGGCTCTTAGCGTCCCCTGAGGCTCAGGTCTCCCTGAGCAAGGACTTTGGAATCTTAAAGGTTGAACCCCATGTAGATTAACGTCATTTCGGACGGTCGGGGCCAGTGGTCAAGCAAAGGAAACCACCGACCCCCCCGCGGATGACTTTAGGTGGGGAATCCAGCTGGCGGGTATGCCTGGCTGGCCTGAGGTACCATAAATCTGGGACCCCGGGTCAGCCAGGCATATCTGCCAAGGGAAACGAAGGGGGGGCCTTAGCCCTCTTTTCACCACCGTATCTACATCCACGCCCTTCCGAAGGAGTTTAGTCTCCTTCTCTAAAATCCGGATCTCCAAATCGATGTTACTCGGATCCTTCTGAAGGTCCCGTTGGAGTCTTCTTAGACTCTTCAAGGACTCTACATCGGGGGCCAAGTACTTCATGTCCATCGTCTGGGCAGGAGACTTATCCCAAAGGAGATACGGGAGGTGGACTTCGTCCACCTCCGGAAGGGTATATTTGCTCGGATCCAACTCGTATACCTCACGAGGGACGAGTTGGAGTTTACGTCTCCGTGACCATACCAGTCCACTCGGCTGTGAAGACGATACTAGTCGCACAGGGAACCGAGGGACTATACCTTCTAGGACCGACTGGTAAATCCAATTAAGGGATCCTGAAGCCAAAAAAGACTGAAGAGGGGTTACTCTATTCGGGACAATGTCACCCGGATTAGAGAAACCTAGACCACCTAACTCTCGATCAATAAAGAGATTGAGAGCCCCTGCCCTAGTCATCCCCTTGATCAGGGAGATGTGATAGTGTAGGAAACGGCGGTGGGCCCGAAGACGATCTCGGGCACCCTCTAATGCCTCATCGTACAAGTCCCATAAAGGGGCAAGACGAGCGGCTTCACGACCAGTTATCTTGCTCTGACCAGTTAAAAGTCCCACATTGAAGAAAGGGATCTTCTGGAAAGAGCGGTCCGACTCCCGAAATCGGAAAATTTGGGAGTTTATCGTGAGGATAGTGGGATGAATATAATTCTTCCCAAGGGAGAGACGGAAGCCTACCTGGTCTACTGACTTCTTCCAGATCTCGTAGTGATCAACATTAGATCGAAAGAGAATATCATCCCCGTTGATCTTAACGGGGAGGTCCAATAAAGGGACCCTCTTACCTAGGTAGTCCTCCAAGGACTTCCAATAGGCGATCAAGTTGATAACACAGAGAATCGGGAATGAAAGAACGGACCCCATGAGTTGTCCATTCTTCTGGAAACCAGGGTCAATATCCGACGGGTAGTGGAGTTCTTGTTCATAGAGAGTACCACGGAGTAGGTCCCTCAATAAAAGTTGGGACCGGAGGTCAAGACCTCCCCATGACTCCATGGATTTCTCTAAGAACCCCTCAAAAGCTTCCTTGGTTGCTCCGATCTCGACTCCATCCGTGGCAGCCGAGTAATCACCGGAGACCCACAGGTCAAAGACACCTGGGGCAACCTTATCTTCCTGTGAGAGAATCTCCTTCAGATGCTCGTCACGTAGCGGTTCTCCAATCAAAGTGAACTGGGGGAACTTCCTAAGATGTTCCCACATGTCCTTTTGGAGGAACCGAGCCACCCATTGGGCAATGGCGTCTCCTTTTGTGATCAAGCGAACCTTTAGGGGTTCGATCACAGCAGAGACCTTGACGCGACGAGGGCCTTCCACATAGCTGGAAGGGATGGACTGGAGAAGAGAGTCGAGATCTCGGGGGTAGTCTACCCACCCCCGCACCTCATCCACCTGTCCGGGTCGAGTCTCAAAGAATTTGAAAAACTCTTCCCGTGGCTGGGGAACCTCTTCATGGTCCTCTCCGAAACCTCGGAGACGACCCCAGTCCTCCTCTCCTGAGAGTACTCCCCTAAGGAGTGCCCTGGCTCCCCCCAAGCTCCGGGTTGTCCCGAAGGCTGAGGAGGTGGAGGCCTCAAGGAGACGAGGGCGGGAACGAAATCCCTTAACTATCTTGTCCACATAGGGCTCCATGAACTCAAAATGAGCCCGGGAAAACCGAGGCTCACGAGTCAAGGACTCCCGGTGGGAAAGATAGG